GGTGTACTGCACGGTCCGGAGTATCGGGATGCAGGAAGCCTATCAGGCGATGGGCATCGGACTGAGCCCGGAGCTGAAGGTGATCCTGGCGCACGACTTCGAGTACGGCGGCGAGGCGATCGCCGAGCTGAACGGCGTGCGGTTCAAGATCCTGCGGACCTACATCACGGAGAAGGACGGCATCGAGCTGACGCTGCAGCGGATCAAAGGAAACGCGGGGAGTGTGATCACGAATGCCGACTGAGTACACGACACTGGTGAGCGCCCTGGCGGACACCGGGTATCCCTGCGCGGAATACGGATGGAAAACGCGGCCGGACGGCACCTACCTGGTGGTAGGGCTGGACTATGAAGCCGGCAGGCTGGAAGGCGACGGCGCGAAAGCAGACCGCGCCTTTTCTGTCAGCGTGGACGCGTTCTTCCGGAAGATCGCCGACCGGGCGGCAGTCGCTGGGAAAGTGGAATCCGTGCTGGCCTCGTGCCTGGGAGACAGCTGGGAGCTGAACAGCATCCAGTACGAACAGGAGACCGGGCTGTTCCACATCGAGTGGACCGGCGAGGTCTGCGGAACGATCACGGCGCCGCCGGAACCGGTACCGGACACGGAGCCGGAAGCCACGGAAGACGGTGATGCCTGATGGGCTACACCATGAAGACCGAAGGGCTGGATGACCTGAGCAAGATGCTGAACCAGCTGGGCGAACAGGCCGGAAAAGTCGCCGCCGTCGGACTGTACGACGGCGCCGGCGTGATGGCGGATGAAATCAAGCGCCAGGCGAAAAGCATCAAAGCTGACAAATTTCATTACGCAGTATTTCCGCCGAATGTTACGCGCAATCCGTCCGTGGAGGAAAAGGAAGCCGTTACAAAAGCCAGCGCAGGAATTGCGAAATTCGACAAAAACGGGGGCGCGGTAGAGACATCTGTCGGATACAGCAATTCCGGGTACTGGAATATTCGGGGAAAAATGAAACCGGTTCCGCTGATTGCAAACAGCATAAACAGCGGAACTTCTTTCATGAAAAGACAGCCTTTTTTCCGGAAAGCCGTCACCAAAGGGACCCCAAAGGCGACTAACGCAATCGTCCGGACTGCCGAGGCGAAGATCGAAGAAATTATCAATCAATCTGGAGGGTAAAGAGTATGAACGCGAATGTGGGTATGGTATGCCCTGTGGTTGCTACCGTCGCGACCTACACGGCCGGCACGAGTATCAGCTACAACACCGGTAAGGTGATCGCCGAGGCCGTCAGCGCCGCCCTGAACTGGAACCGCTCCGACGGTGAGTTCTACGGCGACGACACGCTGCTGGACAGCGACAACGGCGTCACCGGCTACACGATCGACTTCGAGCCGACCGGCCTGACGGACGAGATCCGCGGCTATATGCTCGGCGAGACCGTGCAGACCAACGAATACAGCATCACGGACGCTGCCGCGCCGGACGTCGGTTTCGGCTATGTCCGCGTGATGCGGAGCACGAACAGCAGCGGCGTTGTGGTGGACAGCTACGAGGGCTGGTGGTACTACAAGCTGAAGTTCGGCGTCAGCAACGAACAGACCCAGACGAAGGGCCAGAACATCGAATGGCGGACGCCCACGCTGAGCGGCAAGGGCTCCGGCGTCCTGCTGGATTCCACCGGCGTGAAGCGGTTCGCGCTGCACAAGACCTTCACGAGCAAGAGCGACGCGATCTCCTACGTGAAGGGCAAGGCCGGAATCACCTAAGAAACACACGGGGGCCGGGGTTTTCCCGGCCTCCGGATTTTTGCGTATTGAAAAGGAGTGCTGGAACATGGCGAGTATTACGCTGAAAGGGCGGGAGATCCCGCTTTTGTACACGGTTTATGAGATGAGGCAGATCCAGGAAGAGATCTGCAGCCTGGGAGATTTCCAGTACGTAATCTTCGGGCGGAACAGGGACGACGAAAAGGATACCAGCGGATACGCTTCCCCGAAGCACCTGGAGGCGATCGCGAAGCTGGTGAAGATTCTGGGAAATGCCGGGCTGGAAGAAGCCGGGGAAGTACCGGATCTGACGGAAAAGAAAATTCTGCGGGCGATGCGGCCGCAAGACCTGAACAACGCGGTCGGCGCCTGCATGGAAGCAATGAACGAGGGCATGGGGAGCGAGATCCCGGAGAAGGAAAAAGAGGGGCCCGTGGACGTGACCCTTGAGGAAATGAACAAAAAAAAAGAGAGGGAAAGCTGACGTACCTGATGGTGGTCAGCTGGGGCCTGATCGCCGGGCTGAGCCTGCCGGAAATCCACCGGATGCGGCCGGGGGCGGTTATGGATTTGTTCATTTACCGGCGGAACTATGACGATAATCAGCACTTCATCCAGAGGGGGTAAGGCATAAGTGGCGGGCGTAAACGTCAAGATGGGGGTTTCCGGCGTAAACGAGTTCAAGCGGAGCATGAACGAGTCGAAGGAAGCCGTCAGGACCCTGAACGAAGCGCTGAAAGCCAACGAGGCGCAGCTGAAGCTGACCGGAGACGAGGAAGCCTACGCGGAGCGGCAGGCCTCCACGCTGAAGGCCATGATCGAGGCGCAGAAGTCGGTTTTTGACAACGCGACGAAGGCGCTGCAGGAAATGGACCGGCAGGGCGTGGACCCGGCATCCGCATCCTTCCAGAAGATGCAGCAGCAGGCCCTGCGGGCGCAGACGGACCTGAACAAGATGCAGCTGGAGCTGCGGAATATCGAAAGCGGCGCGGAGGGCGCCACAGGCGACACCCGGGAGATGAACCAGGAGCTGCAGCAGATCGGCAAAAATGTCAGCTTCCAGACCCTGAAGGAAGGCCTGGACGGCGTCGTCAGCAAGCTGGAGAGCGGGGCGCGGGCCGCGATCAACTTCGGGAAAAGAATCATGCGGTACGTTTCTTCATCTGCGGAGTGGGCGGATGAACTGAAAACTACAAGCCAGCAGACCGGCTACAGCGTGGAAGAACTGCAGCGTATGGAGATTGTCGCGGATACCGTCGATACAAGCGTGGACGCGATTATCACCGCTCAGAACAGAATGAAAAAGGCCGCGAGCACTTCAGGCGGGAAAAATGCAATAGAGGAGCTGCTTGGCATCAACCTGAACGGCCAGAGTCCCGACGACCTGTTCTGGGAAATCGGAGACGCGCTGCTGCATATGGAAAACGCATATGATCAGGAACAGGCAGCACAGTCCGTCTTCGGAAGAAGCTGGCGCGATCTCGTTCCACTGTTTCTGACCGGCAGAGATGCTTATGAACAGATGCTGGAAGAGGCGGACCAGTTTATTCTTTCTGAAGAAAGCGTGAACAAGCTTGGAGAGGTAAACGACGCACTGGATATGGCGGAAAACCGGCTGGAACAGATCAAAAACCAGTTCATCGCGGACAACGCGGACAAGATTCTGGAACTGCTGGAATGGTTTGTTAATAACTATGAGACTGTTGTTAACGGCCTGATCGCCATCGGCGCGGCCATCGCGGCCATGAAGATCGGACAGTTCGTGCTGGACCTGGGCGAAATGATCAACGGGTTCAAGACGCTGGGCCTTGCCGGAGGCGGTGGCGCTGCCGCCGCGGGAGGAGGCGGCGGAGCGGTTGCCGGAGGCGGCGGTGGCCTCGCGGCGTTCGGAACGGCGTTCAAGAGCGCGGCAAAGGGGATTTTCTCCGGCGGCGGCCTGTGGGCGCTGGCGCCGGCAGCGGTTTACGCCGCGGCGACCCTGCCGGCAAGGCTGGCGAATAACTGGAACTTCGCGCAGGAGGAAGAACGATTTGCCAGGATCGCGGAGAGCGCGGAAATGCTCGGAGGCCAGGCCGGTGAGTTCCTGAACCAGGCAAACCAGGCGCTGGGATTCCAGCGCGGGAGCAACGGACAGATCAGCAGCAACCTGGTCGGCGGCCGGTGGTGGGGCGACCAGGCGATGACTTACGACATCCTGATGGGAATGTCCAGCCGGAGCGACATCCAGAAGGCCCAGCTGGCAAACCTGCTGTACGGTACGTCAACCAGCCAGGGGAACGACACATGGCTGGAACTGCAGCGGCTGTGGAAGGGCGAAGAGTTCGACAGCGCACGGGAGACCTCGCTGCTGCTGGCCGTAACGGAAGCCTACGACCGGATGGCGCGGGTGCAGGAACAGACCACGGGAACCGGATCGACGACCGGCGACCGGAACAGCCTGACCAGTAACGATATCGCGAACTTCAACGGACTTCCGGGACAGATTGCAAGGGCGGTGGAGAACGCGAACATCCGGATCTACATCGACGGCGCACTGGCCGGCGCTTCCGTGGCGCCGTACGTGAACACCGCGATGGGCGGGATGATCAAGGGATATACAAAGTAACGGAGGCGATGAAATGATTCTCTCGAGGCGGGTTTCGCTGGGAGGCGTGCAGCTGGACGAACTGGACGAAAGCATCGTCATCCGCGGGATCGACACCGGCGTTCCGCACGAAAGCCTGGACGCGGTGAGCCGCATGGGCGGCGCGGGGCAGCGGCTGGTGAGCCAGCACTGGGAAACGCTGGACGTCAGCGTCCGGTGGGCGATGGACATCCCGAAACGGCAGCTGGCGCGGAGGCGAGAGGTATTCGAGGCCGTGACGTCCTGGGCACTGCAGAAGGGCTGGCTGACGGTCAATTACATGACCGGGCGGAGGATGTACGTGGATAAGACGATCCTGCCCGGCTCCGGAGATATGTGGAACTGGACGGATGAGTTCACGATCACGTTCCGGGCGTACAATGTGCCGTTCTGGCAGGATGAGCAGCCGATCAGCATCGTCCGGAACAGCATCACGACGGTCAGCGCGTCCATCAATATTCCCGGACAGGCGCGGACGGTGCTGGACGTTTCCTTCAAGAACACGAGCGGCGCTTCGATGGATACGCTGTCCGTGAGCGCCGGCGGGAACACGATCTCGCTGTCCGGCCTGGGACTGGCCAGCGGAAGCACGGTGGCGATCAGCCACGGGACGGACGGCCTGCTGCGGATCATGAAGGGCAGCACATCCGTATATGACAGATACACAGGGAGCGACGACCTGTACGTAAATCCGGGCGCCTGCACCGTAAGCATTACGGCAGGGAAGACCGGAAACGCGACGATCTCGGCGACGGGGAGGTATTTCTGATGATCCTTCTGAGCGGACACAGCCTGACACCGGCGCGGAAAGTGCCGATGGAAGCGCTGAGCGTCACGCTGACGGAACGGGACTCCACGGCGCAGATGACGCCGGCGGACATGACCGGGATCGGCGTGAACAGCTGGCTGAAGGATGACGACGGGAATGTATGGCGCGTGGTCAGCATCAGCCATAATTACCTGACGAACACGCCGACGGTGCAGCTGGAGCACGTTGTCCACGCGCTGCAGGACCGCATCCTGTTCGGCGAGATTACGGCGGCGGACATCGCCGGGGGCGGGGCAACGACCTGTACGGCAAAGCAGGCGGTCCAGTACATCCTGGGGCAGCAGAGCGACTTCGTGTTGGGGACGTTCGACTACAACAGCGTCAGCAACCCGTACAAGTTCGACGGGGACACGCTGTTTGAGGCGCTGGAAACGGTGACGAACAGCCTGGAGGATGCATGGTGGACATATGACATGAGTGTCTACCCGTTTGAGCTGAACATCAACAAGCACAGCTCGGACGTGGACAGCGAGATGCGTGCCGGCAGGAAC